TAAAACCACAAGGTGGTGAGAGTGGAATAGAAATAATTGGTGATGGAGCGGTAAGTCTTTACCATAATGATGCCGCTAAATTAGCGACGAGTGCTACTGGTGTTACAGTAACAGGAACTTTAGCTGCAACAGCTGTTACAGGTGATGGTTCAGGCTTAACAGGAGTAGGTGGTGGTCCTCCAGCAGGTTCTGTAATATGGTTTGCTGATGATAGTCCTCCTACTGGATGGTTAGAATGTGATGGATCTGCTGTAAGTAGATCAACTTACTCTGATTTATTTGCTGTAATTAGTACAACCTGGGGAGCTGGAGACGGTTCTTCAACCTTTAACTTACCTGATTTACGTGGTGAATTTATTAGAGGTTGGGATAACTCAAAAGGTACTGATAGTGGAAGATCTTTTGCATCATCTCAGGCTGGTGCAAATAAAGAGCATACACATGATGCAAGTGTAGATTCTCAAGGAGCACACACACACTCAGTACGTTACCGTGATAATAACCAAAACGCCTGGCCAGCTACTAGATATGCTGCAAATAGTAAAAACAATAATAATTATCAAGGAAGTTACTCAACAGCTAGTGCTGGAGCACATACTCATACAGTAACAGTAGATAATGAAGGAGATGCAGCAGGACCATTCCCAAGAAACTTTGCACTTTTACCTATAATCAAAACTTAATTATGGCTACTAAAACCTGGAAAATAGACAATCTAACACGGGACTTATCTGATGGATATGTCTCTCAAGCTTATTATACAGTTGAAGGGGTAGATGGTGATCATACTTATTCATGGTCAGAAGGTATTGATTTACCTAAACCAAGTTCTCTTGTTGCTTATAATAGCTTATCTGAAGCTACTGTAATAGGTTGGGTAAAAGCACGTATTGATGAAACTGCTACTGGTACTTTAACTGATGGTGTTACTTCTGATGATTTTGCACCAACCGTAGCACAGATTGAAAGTGCTGTAGATGCTCAAGTAGCTGAAAAGAAAAACCCAACTAGAGGTGATGGGGTACCTTGGTAATAAATGGAAATAAATATACCTAGAGCTACTCTACCTAAAGCTCTAGATATAGATCAATTATATCTTGTTCAACCATCAGCAAGAGTACCATCATATAAACCTATGGTGATACCTCCTGCTGATTTAGAACGCCCTAGTGAAACTGAAGCAGAAGAGACAACAGAACAACCTGCCCCACCTAGTTTAAAGATCCCTAAGCTTGATATAGAAGTACCAATACCTGAAACAGCGGTAGTGGTAACGGCTGTAACAACAGCTGTAGTGGCAGTGGCAACAACTAGTCTCACCCAATCTTTATTTGAACCAATTAAAAAGAAAGTCCAAAAGCAATTACAAGCTAAGGTCAACAAATGGAAGGAAAACCGGAAGAAAAAAAAGGAATCCTCGGAAAGCTGAAAGATGCTGCTGAGGATCAAGAACACCAAATCCAGATTCTAGGAACATTCGTCAGACTTGGCGTAGTTGTTTGGTCTGGCTTTATCATAACAATGAATTATGTAGAGTTACCAATGATTAAGAAAGCTGGTAACTCAGATATAACCTTTGTCGCGTCGGTCTTCACTGGAGCCCTAGCAACATTCGGTTTGTCTACTGGTAATTCTAAAGATAAAGGTGGTGTAGTAAACTGTCCTATGGCAAAGAAAAAGGAAGAATGAACAAATGGCTAATACTCTTCCTACTGGCATCCCCCACGGTAGCGAGAGCAG